GACCAGTCCTGCGCGGCCCGGACAAACTCGGAAGGCTCGACTTCAAGCCCCCAGGTTTGCAGCCTAAGCAGGACAGCAAGTTGCGAGGCTGCAAAGGCTGCCTGCTGCTGACATTGCTCGCGCTCGGCCCCCACGATGACCCGTGCTTCGAACCGGGCTATCAAGGCCGTTTCCCCAGTCCCCTGATCAACGCCTGGCTCCAGCTCCACCAGTTCGATCAATACGGCTGGCACAGCGACCTGCTGAAGCATGTCCGGCATGGTGCCGACGTACTCAAGCCCAGCAATCGCGGCCCTGATGTGTTGTTCAATGGCTTCGTACAACGAATCAAGATTGAAGGTTTCATCAGACACGGGCAGTTCCTTTCAGGTACTTCTGCAGCTCGTAATTGAATTCCTGCTTGAGGATTTCCATCAGACGTTCATCGGCTCGCTTCACCCAGCTGTCAAAGTGTGGACGGGCCTCTTCCAGCGACACCTTGGCTTTGGCCAACGGGAAGCGGCTGCTGTTCTCTTCAATGAAGCCGGAGCGCCGCTTGCCCTTTCGGGTCTCAGCGTATTGGCCCGCGTCAAAGTGTTTGCTCGCGGTACGGATCCAGATGTCAGGGCTGCCGCCGTACACCGTTTTGAAGAACGCGCCCTGATAACGGCGACCGGCAACGGATACGCCGGTACGGCTCTGCCGCGCACGGCCGATACGACTGGCAGAGATGGCATCCAGGCCAAACCAGAGCTTCCCGCGCATCGTGCCACCGCTGACCGGGTAGGCCCGAAGGCGTTGCCGAACGGCCGCGACCGCGATGCGCTCTTGCCGGCCTACCGTTCTGGCAATGTGCGTTCGCAACCAACGAAGCGTCTTGTTGATAGCACGACGCTGAGCCGCTATCGCCGCCTTGGGAACCGCCGCTGCAAAGTCCTTGAACGCGTCGAGATCAGCCGCAGAAGGCTGCAGAGTAATCATGCCGTCCTTGGCCGATTGCTTGTAGAAGCTGCCTATGCTCATGGGTTAATCCTCAAAATCAACGTAACCAGCGCATCCCCACCGGGCTCCTGGCGGATTAGCGTGTACGTGCCGCCACCGTCCTGCACAGGCAGATCGATGCGTACCTGCTGCCGCTCGACAACGCCCTGCGCGTCGGCCACCCGAATGACTAGGTGCGGCTCACGCAACCCGGTATTGATGCGGCCCAGCTTGGGTTGCAGCCACGGTGCCGAGAACATGCCCGCCACCTCGCGCCCCTCAATGAACGCCGTGTCGCTCAGTACATCGAACACGGCGTCATCGAGAGTCCCGATCAAGTCACGGAATCCCATGACTACAGCGTCAGGCGGATCTGCGCCCGAGGTCGGGTGCAAAGGTGCAGCGGGTTGGACTGGGCCTCACCGGCAACACCCTTTCCAAAGGGCAGCGTTTCCAGCTTGCTGTAATACGGGATGCCCTGCGTGTTGACCGTTTCCATGTAGTCCGCTGGAGCGAAGGCCGAGATGTACAGGTCCGGCACGCCTTCAGGTACAAGCAGCGCCTCGTCGTCATTCACGAACGCGATACCGGCGACCTTGCCGCGGTAGCGTTCCCACACGATGCCACCGAACTCGAAACTTTCGCGGGCGTCGCCACGCAGCTCTGATGCCTGCGCGGAGTTCAGGTAAGTTTTTTCCACCGATTTGTGAACGATGAACTTGTTCCAGAAGTGCTTGCCGCAGAAGGCACGCGAGCCGGTGCTGGTAACACTGCCGAGGGCATCTTCTTGCATGTCCAGCGCTTCACCTGCCATGACACGCAACTCGGTGGTCGCGTCGTTGAGCCCCATGGACAGGCTCTGACGCTGGACACCGAAGGTCGAGTAGATATCCAGTAACGGTGTCTTGCCGTCAGCGTCCAGCACCAGGCCGTTCAAAGCACCCATACGTTGAAACTCGTGAGTGGCATCCAGCTGACGTCGGGCTTTCGCCAAACGGGTATTGATCACATCCTGCACGGCCTGCAGTTCAGTGCGGGAACCGAATGCGCGGATGCCTTGAATCTCGTCCGCCCGGATCGTGAACCGCTCCGGCAGATGGACGGTGTTGAACGGAATCATGCGACGCTTCGTGCCGGTGACCACAAGACCGGAGCTACCACGCTCACCGGCAGGAACCAGCGCCAGGGTGTCGCCGTCCTTTTCGATCTGAACGGTCAGAGTCGCAATGCCCTCTTCCTGAAACAGGCCAAGGCTGCTAATGCGACCGGGCAGGTACGGTTGTTCGTTGATGGCAGCGGTGAGCGTGGCGACGCTGAATGCTTCGTCGTCGAAAATGGCGATATCGGCCATGGGGGTATTCTCCAGAAAAACGAAACCCCGCAAATGGCGGGGTCGGATAAACGAAAATGAATCAGGGTTTTTGGCCGATAGATCGATCAGCGAAGGATAATGAACTGCTTGGCCAGCGCCTTTTCGGCGTCCAGATCCAGACCGGTCAGCAGCGTTTCCGCAACCTCGGCCAGTCGCACGACGGCGCGACCACGGCGAACGATGTCGGACTCAGGAAGCGGTGCAAAAAGGATCGCCGTGGCGATCTCGCTGCCGTCTTCAGCCTTCGGATCATAAGGGGCGAACTCACCCGAGGCGGTGACCAATCCGAGCAGTTGGCCCGCATTCAGGGCCTCACTAGCTGCCACGTTGATCGACTCTCGCGAGATGTTTCCGGGTCCTTCGGAGAGAAGGAATTCACCGGCATGGATAGGCTCCATTTTGATGGTCATGGACGTGCTCCTGTAGAGGTCGTTTTCTTGCCACCCTGCGCCGCCCTGCGGGCCGCGTAGATGTCGTGGTGATCGGGTTGTTTGGCCTGAACCTTGGCCGGTGGATCGTCCTGCAGCGGCAGGCTGTTATCGATTTCAAAGCCTTTGCCGCTGCTGACCAGCTTCTCAAACAGACGCGCCTGCACGGCCTGTTTGTCCAGACCTGCGCTGACGAATTCGGCGGTCAGCTCCGGCAAGCGAGCTGCAACACACAGGTCGCGCACACCCTTGGCCTGGATGATCGCCGCCTGCACCGTTGCTTGATCGGCAAGCTTGGTGGACGCAATCAAAGGCTCAATCAGGTTGTTGATGCCCGCCGCGCCGCAGGCTTTCGTAATCATCAGCGCCAAGGCGGATGCATCAGCCGGTTCAGGATCAGTTGGCAGGTCGTCCTCTTCAGGCTCAGGCTCTGCGGCATTGAGCTGATCCAGTAGGGCCTTCGGTGTCTGGCGGAAACGCTGTATGGCAGCGCCCTGCCCAAGGCAGGCTTTGACCTCTACCCCGGCCCCAATCTCATCGGCCAGGCCAAGTGCCAGTGCTTCCGGCGCGGTGAGCCAGGTTTCAGCGTTGACCATGCGCCGCAGCTCGACCTCGTCGATGTCCGGCGACTTGGCCTTGTACGCCGCGATTATGGCTTCCAGCGTCTGGTCCAGCACATCGGCGACCTTGCGCAGGTCCTCGGCATCACCGGCTGTGTAGGTCCACGGGTTGTGGATCATCAACATGGCGTTGGAAGCCATGACCATGCGGTGTGCGCCACACGCGGCAACACTCCCGGCACTGGCCGCCAGCGCATCAATCCGCGCCGTGCAGCGCTCACCCAGCCGGTTCAGCGCATTGTGAATTGCCAGCCCGTCGAACAGGTCGCCACCGATGGTGTTGAACGCCGCCACGATGGGCGACACACCGTCATCAATGGCTTTCAGGTCCTGAATGAACTGGTTGGCCGTGATGCCCCAGCCGCCGATCTCACCGTAGATGTAGATCTCGATAGTGGTCTGCTCGGCCTGGGTTTCAGCCTTGATGCGGTACCAGTTCTGATCTTCGACCGCCAAGGCAACCGGAGCCTTGTTGAAAATGCGAAACGGCAACAGCGGTTTCATGGGTTCTCCTTCTCGTCGGGGTCCTCATCGAAGGCCGACAAGGTGCTGTAGTTGAGGCCCAGTCCACGGGCACGAGCCGCGTCAGCGGCGTTTTCTTCGTCCACGATCTCGGCATCTGTGCCTGTGCGCAGGCACATCTCACTGCGCGAGGCGAGCCCCGCGTTGATTTCCATCGTTCTTGATTGCACGTCCTGCACCGGGTGGATGTAGGACCAGCCTTGCGGTACCCAGCGCGTGCGCTGGTATTCACGGCGGCGTGCCGCGTAGTCGTCCAGTTGCAAAGCACCCGACAACACCGCCATGTCCATCCATGCCGCCCGAACGGGACGGCACAGTTGGTGGACATACACGCTGAACTGCAGCTGCTCCAGACGCCGACGAAATTCATTGAGCACCACACGGATGGTGCGGTCGTTGACGCCCCGCATGTCGCCGGTCATCAACTCATAGGGCAACCCAGCACCGGCAGCAGCAGCCATTAGTTGCTGCCGCATGAAGTCGGGGTAGTTGTTGCCGCCATCAGGCGGTGTCGAGAACTCGACCTCCTCCCCCGGCAGCAGCTCCTGCATCGTGCCAGGCTCCAGCGCAACCATCGGCGTGAAGCCATCGCCCCCGACCTTGATGGGCGCGCCCGTCAATGGGTCGAGCATGGGCGGACCGTCAGTAGCAGGCTTGCGAATGAAGCCCGCGAACAGGTTGGCCACCTCCTGACGGAACAGGACAGCATCGTCGTAGTTGTCCAGACTGCGCAGGCGCTTGAGTACGGGTGCCAGTCGAGGCACACCACGAAGCTGGCCGGGCTCCACCGGCTCAAAGATGTGCAGCATCTGGCTGGCCGGGATACGCACCAGCATGTTGTAACCGGCGTTGATTGAGGTCATGTCACTGGGATGTGAGCGATAACACCAGTAGGCCACGCGCTTGCCGAATCCGTTAAATTCGATCCCGGCGCGGATGATATTGCCGGTGCTGGTCACCTCAAACTTGTCATGCGGAACGAATTCAGGGGCCAGGCATTGCAACTGAAAAGGCACTGCCAGGCCGTCATCCATCCGCCTGGGCCTTAACCGGACGAAGCATTCGCCCGACTGCTCGACGGTCCGGGCGATCAAGGCTTGCTGGCCGTAGAAGTCGGTCAACTGATCGGCATCAGACTCATCCACCCAGTCTTCCCACGTCTCCTGAAAGATACGGCGCAATTCCTTATCTGCGATTCTGGGCTGCGGGGTAATGCCGGTGCCGATCAGGTTGCTGACCCTGCGATCAATGGCATTGGCCGCATAAGGGTCATTGCGCACCGCCGCTCGGGAGCGGGATCGCAAGTTGCGCAGCGCAGGCATGATCAGACTGTTGACGCCTGTATCAGGTGCGTCCCACGTGGCAGATCGGCGACCGTCGGCAGCGCCTTCATAGCTGGCCTTGATGCGCTCCGGCACCAGAAAGCCTGAGCGCGACAGCGTAGGGTAACGAGTACTCACAAGCCTTTGCCCCCGTGGTATAGGCGGACAACCCGCGAGCGTGGACCGGCAGCATTGGTCAGGCTGGTGCGTATCAGATCGCGAGCCTGGATCAGCTCATCAACAGAGCGGTACTCGACCGTCCGGTCTGCGTAACGCACGATCTTTTCGCCACGCCCTATCGCTGCCTCGACGGCATCAAGGTGCTTCTGGGTGTAAGCCATATCAACGTCTCTTCAGATAGCCGCTGGTGGAAGCACGGCGTTGCGGGGGTTGCGCGGCCGGGCGAGCCGGTGCTTGAACGGCAGCAGCCACAGGCTGGGGTCGGGGTTCCGGCTTCGGCTCTGGTTTGGCCTCGACACTCAGACGCTCAGCCACAGGGGCTTTTGCGTGACCGGTGTCGTCGAACAGACCGGCTTGAGCCAAGGCATGCTTGAGCCTGCCCCAGTCATGTTCACCGTACCGATGCAGCCCCAGGTAATGCGCCATCGCCAGGCTGTAAACCAGCAAGTCCAGCGCTTCGTTGCGCTCAGCCTTGCCCTTCACCCACTCGATGCGTTTGAAGCCTTTTACGTAGCGAGTAACCTTGCGCTCGGCCACGCATTGGGCAAAGAAGTCATCGGGTAGATCCTTGGGAAAGTGCAGCGCGCCCGGTCCGCTTTCCAAGTGGTAGCGGTTGTAGATCCAGTCCTTTGCAGTGTCGGTGCCGACCATCCACAGCTCCGCACCGTTACGCTCGGTCTGGCCTTTCCATGTGACGTCCACCAGTGAGGGCCGCTGCGCGATCACCGGTTTGCCGGGTTTGCTTGCGCCTTTGATGGCGAAGACATTGCGCCAACGTCGAACTCGACAGAACTGATAGACCTCATGAGTATGATGTCCACCTGAGTCGACACCCGTTGCCAGGATTGCCAGGCTCACTCCACACGGATGGCGATAGCGCTCTTTGAGCTTTTCATCCAGCACCAACCACGTGCGATCATCAGCGGGATCGCCCATGATCACCTGAAAGTCGACGATCCATCGCTCCATGCCTTCTCCCCAGCCAACCACCATCATTTCCAGACGGTTGGCCTGCACGTCGACAGAGGCAGTGAGCGACAGAACGCCAGCAGGCATGGTGCCCAGCACATAGTTTTCGTGCAGAGCTCGGGCTTGCAGCACGGCTGCTTTGGTTTGCTCTTGTGCGCTGTCCCAGACCTTGGCGAGACGAGTGTTGTAAAACACCTGCATAGGTTCAAGGTCACCGCGATCCTGAGCTTTTTTGGCCTTCTCATATTGCTTGGCCAGTGATGACCAGCTCTGCCAGCCCAGCGGGGCATACAACGCATTGAGGTGGAAACCCACCGTCTCACCATCGCCCTGGGCATGTGATCGCCATTCGCCACGGGCGAGCATGTCACCCTTGTGAAACTCCTCGATCAGCACATCGCAGTCCGGACCGGCGCACTGGTAATGCACAGCGCTAAAATCCGGCGAGTACAGCAGGCGTTCCCACTCCAGTGTCTGCATGTGCCCGCACGTTGGGCATGGCACGTAGTAGTAGCGCTGGTCGCTAATCGAGAACAAATCGTCGATTCGAGAAGCGCCTTTGATAGTCGGCGAGCTGGAGAAATAGAACTTGGCGTTTCGACCGAAGGTGCTGCCACGTGTTTCTGCCAGCTCAATCGGATCGCCCTCTTCGTCCACGTCGACATCCCAGCGGTCGATCTCATCGCCATAGACAAACCGGGCTGAAAGTTCAGAAAGGTTCGCAGCCGAACCGGCTGTGGTGGCGAACAGCGCGCCGCCTTCAAACTCCTTGGTATCCATGGTGTTGCGGGCTTCACGGGAGCGCGGCGAGGCTACACGTTCGCGCAGTACAGCCGTAGCATTGATGGTCTTGCTAATCCGCGCGGAAACCCGCTTGGCCAAACCAAGGCTGGGCAACAAGGTGAGGATGTTCGACGGTGACATGTGGATCAACGCGCCGATCCAGTTGAGTGCTATCTGCGTCTTCATCAACTGCGAGGCCACCATGGTGACCACCCGCTTACAGGGATGGCCAGGCGACAAACAACGCATCGGCTCTCGCGCGTAAGGGGTACGTGCCGTGCGATATTTACCCGGTTCAGCAGCGCCTGTATCTCGCGGAATACGCATGTGCTCGTCGGCCCACTCATCTACCCACAGTTCCGGGTCAGGCTTAAGTCCGCGCATATACGCGTCATGGTGAACTTTCACACCATCGGCGTATGGAAAATGCATATGAGCGCTCTATGAGTGAATAGCGTTGTCAAAATCCGCAGCTGTCATCGACGCCGCGTCATCAAGAACACGTCGTAACGAAGCAACTAGGTATTTTTCAATCTGCCAAGGGTCTGACATTGCAGACAGTTCGGGAGCAAGCTGGGTGGGCAAGGACAAAATTAGATCACGGAGCATGCGACCGGCTGCAAAAGCAGCAGCGTCCACTACCGCTACTTCAACGAGAGACTTGTTTGTTTCAAGAAGAGTGGTTTCAGCGAGCCTCGCTTGGGCCAATGCCAAACGTGCTTTAGATTGCTGATAGCCAACAACCGTTGACGGCGACTCTGCTGGATTAACCGGTTCAATAACATGCGAGATAGAACTGGGTTGGGCAGGCGTACTCGCTGGCCGTCTTGAAGGGTCGCTGGTAATACCCAAAAAATGTTCGGTGGCATCGACATCAACTAACCCGTCAGCGGTCTCAATCAGTCTTCCGTTTTGAGCAAGCTTGCCCACGTACTGTCGGGACCAGCCTTTGCTTTTTGCATAAGCAGTACGTGAGAGAAATGTCATGTAAACCTCTGTCAACTAAAGGGCTGTCAACTGTCAACCACTGTCAACCAACGTGGGAAAACTGTCCGCTAACAGACTTCCGCGAGTCCGCAGCCCCGTATACCCCGAATACCCCCAGGGTCCCCCCTCTCTCGGGGCGCACCAAAACAGGTCGTTCGACCCGAAACGCCGAAATCGCGAGCCAGGGCGCGGTTTGCCGTGCGTAGGTCCACGACCTACTTGCTCTGGCTGCGCAGGATCTGCGCGTCGACCTGATCGGCGCAGGTGTCGAGCAGCTTGATGGCCTGATCCTTCAGCTCCCAGACGTCGCCGTTCGAACGAAGGTCAGCCTCATCGGCGTTGATGCGTTCGCAAGGAATCAGCTCAGGGGGTTCGATTCGGACTGCTGATGTTTTTGTTATCACTGCTGGCTTTGCCCCGCAGGCCATCAGGCAAAGGCTGAGAAGCCCAATCACGAACAGGTTTACTGGTGCGTTTGAGATCATCGAAGTCTTTCCTCGCCCGTTTGGCTTTATCTTCACTGGCCTTGAGCCGCTTGCTCAGATCAGCCTGGTAGTCGGCATTGCGCCTGGCTTCTGCCCGTAGCGTGGTGATGGTCGCCTGGCTCTCGGTATTGGCAGCGATGGCTTCGTTCTTGCTCTTTGTCTCAAGTTGCATGGCACCGGTGATAGCGACGACCCGGTACTGCTGAATGCCGACGAGCAGTACACCCACCAGCGCGATGATGATTGCAGCGGCGATAGCCTTCATAGTGAATCCACCTTCCGGCCAATGAAGCGGGCCACCAATTCGCGAATGGCCGTAACGCCAAGAAAGCCGATCGTTCCACCTGCTGCTACCGACAAGCTGGGCGGCCAGGTCATCCACTCAATCAGGCTGGACGCAACTAGACTTAACGAGCCGCAGATCAGCGCTTCGAACAAGATCCGGCGCTTACTTGTTTCTTTGGCGTCGTAGAGGATGCGCAGTAGAGAGACGACGATGGCCATGATCATGCCCTGCCACAGTGGATTTGAAATGGCCGCCACGATCCTGGCCCACGTATCTGGTTTGTCGGGCATGGTGCGCATCCGGTTACCCCCTTAGGGGTGAGCTGAAAAACAAAAAACCCGGCGCATTGGCCGGGTTTGATTGTTAGTGCGTTAGCCGCTATGCGGTCGCACCTATCGAAGATGACTACTTTTTACAGGTGGATTCCGGTGGCAGCAAGCCAGTATTAATGCCACCGACGAATATGTAGGCAACACAGCACCAACGCCCCAGCAATGTAGACGAATACACTCAATCGGCTATTCGCTTTTTTGCCCCTGTCCCACTGTCCCACTAGGCTAGAGACAGGTGGGACGCTTGAAGCCCCCGAAAACAAAGCGTTGTCCCACTGTCCTACCTTTATTGTTATTTCTCCGTGTAAAGAGAGAGTATTTAAAAGCACGCTGACGCGCGCATAGCGCGTGATGGTGCCCGCTACGCTACATGTGGGAATGCTGGTTAAAGGTGGGACAGTGGGACGGAGCAAGGCAGACGGGGCTGTAACCCGTCCCACCACGTAGATAGGCAGTGGGACGAGGTAGGACAAGCGGGAAATGGCGAGAGCCCTCAAGCAGCCTTACCCCATAGCAGCCCTTGAATGCTCAGGTGTGCTTGATGCAGCCGGTCATAGTAGGTCTGCCGACTGCAACCGCAGTGGGTGATTTTTTGATGCAGGAAACTGTCGCTGTTGCAGTAATGCTCACGCACGACCACCGCCAACTCGGGTGCCAGGTGCTTGTTGACGATCAGCTCTATGTCGGCAGACTCATCCAGCAGCACACGGCTGCCCCGCGTGCCGCGTATCAGCTCCCCTTTGCACTCCATTAGCATGGCGATCATGTTCCCACCCGAAGCGGTTCCACCCGATGAAGGGGAATGCAGGTCTTCAGCCCAAAGTTTCAACATCGCATCAATTCGTTTAATCATCGAAGCACGGCTCATCAAACTTCTCGACAACCAGATCTGACGTCCGGCCCCAGTTCGCAGGCTTTTTGTATACCCACTGTCGCAAGCCGCTCTTCGACAGCACCGATGCTCGCGCCCGCTTCCACCCAAGGCGGTGCATGATTGCGCCGACGCGCATCTGCTCTGGCTTGCCCCAATGCCCCGCATCCAGTTTCAACGCGGTGCCCAGCAACTCGTTACCGCTGGTGGTTTCACCGATCTGCGACTCTTCCAGCCAATTCAGAATCAGCCCTTCCCACTCGTCGACCACGAAGCGCTCGTCCTGTGCCTCCGCGAACATGGATGACTCGTCACGATTGACCCACCAGATCTCGCCTGCCTGGAAGCAAAACATCGCCTCAGCCCACAACTGATCACGTATTTCACGCAGTTGCTCAAGTTCGACCTTCGTACACGCGACGGGCCAGTAACGTCGGTTGCCGGTCGCGTCCTTGAGATATTCTTCTTGGTTGGTCGTACCCACGAAAACACACTGGCGTGGCACGTCGTTTGTTCTCCGGCCATAGCTTTCCCGGTAGGTGTCTGTCGAAGCAGAGAAGAACTGCTTGGCCTTGGTACTCTCGGCCTTGTTGAAGCTGTCCAGCTCGCCCAGTTCGACAATCCACTTGCCACGGATAGCCTGAAACCCATCCTTGTCGCCGAGCGCGAAGGGAGTGTCCATGAACCAGTCGCCCCCGAGGATGCTCATGGCAGTGGATTTTCCAGCGCCTTGTGCGCCTTCAAGAATCAACACCGAGTCAGCCTTACAGCCAGGCCGCATTACCCTAGCGACGGCCGAGATCATCCAACGCTTGCCGACCTTTTTGACATACTCAGTGGGTTCTACCCCCATGACATCTATGAGCCATTGCTCCAGTCGCGGCACCCGATCCCACTCAAGCCTATGCAGGTACTCACGCACTGGGTGAAAGGCATGGTCGTGAGCAACAATGCTGACCGCCTCAATGACACTGGAAGCTTTAACCCGTAGGTTGTAGACCTGAGCCAGCCACTTCATGACCCGCATGTCATCGATATCAGCCCAGTCGCCAGTACCACCGCCGTAAGGTGCGGCCCGCAACTTGACGATCTTGGAGCTGAATGCGCTGAAACTGATCACTCCGGCCCAGCGTTCGTCGTTGCCGAGTATCAGTTCGATATTCTGCATGTGAGCGATGAGCGCGCCGTTCTCGCTCCTAGCCAATTGGTCCTTCCAACCGCCCGCTGCTGGGGGCTTGACGACCGCTAACACCTGACGGCGGACAGCCTCTAAACCCTCTGCGACATGCAGATCATTGAAATCAGTCCATTTGTCATGACGCTCAACTGAGAAGATCGGCGCGACGACCTGACCACCAACGATCAAAGCCGCGTTGGTAGCCTTTTCGTCGCCAGGGTTCCAAGGCTGTCCATTCGGGCGCTTGGTCTTCCAGTCATCGTCGCGGCAGATGATGATCGGTCTACCAGGGAGACGATCACGCATCAGCTTGGCGACTCCGAGCAGGTTGCCCGCATCAAAAGCAATGGCGACTCCGTATGAAGTCGCCATGTGCAGGCTAGCACCGGTGGCATACCCCTCACAGATCAGTAACGGCTCACCGGGTTCAGGCTCGGGGCCGATCAAATGAAACGCACCCTCCTTTGACATGCCGTAAGGCCAGTAGGATTTGTCACGTCCTGTATCCTGTTGCTTTTCCGGGTAGATCACCTGCAGGCCGACTATCTGATCGCGGGCGTTGCTCATCGGGACCAGCACAGAGCCTGAACGTGGCGCGTAACGAACACGAAACCCTACGATCTGCTTGCGATCCAGATAGGCGCTTTTGCCCTTATCAGGCATGCGCTTGAACATACCCGCCGCCCGACTGGCTGCACGGCGGGCGGCGTTAGCGGCAACTTCAGCTGCGCGGCGCTTAGCCTCCTCCTGGCGAGCGCGCATGACCTCACGCTCTTCAGGCGACATTCGGCCCGCTTTCACCTTGATCTTCTGCGACTCGCCCGAACGCCAGTCGCCGAAACTACCGAAGATCAGCGACTCGTTCTTTTCGGTCCAATGCTCGTGAATGACGTACCAACCGTTCTTTTCCTTTCCCTTGTCCTGGGATGTCTTGCAACGGGTCAACTTGCCGAACACTAACGGTTGAGCAGGCTCAAGACCGTAGTCAGCGAATTGCCCCAGCACCTCATCGAGCATGACGGGCCTCACGCGATTCCAGCAGGGATTGGCAGGTCAGGCATTGCGTGCAACCGGGCAAGGCAATACGTCGTGCATCGGGAATAGCCTCTTCACAGGTTTCGCAAAAAAGAAACGAGTGAAGCGTGAGTAAAGGTTTGGCCGCACGCCTAGCCGCGAGGGCTTGGTCTATGCGCTCTTGCACCAGGTCATTAGCGAAGTCGGCAATGTCAGCCATGATCAGCACCCCGCGTCGTCTGATTGACGTAGGAGGCGCGGTTGAACAACCCGAGCAGGCCCTGAATGCCGCGAAACACCTGCAGGCGTATCTCAGCCAGTTCCTGATCGCTAACGACACCGTCGCCGATGCTCTTCGCCCATGTCTCGGCAAGATTCGCGACCTGATGAAAGTATTCTGCAATGCCAGTGGTCAACGTCTCCGGCATGTCGTTGGTATAAGCCTCTGCCAACTCCTGCCAAGTCGTATCCCCGACCAACGCATGCACAGCATCCAGAATGCGCCGGTCTTTGGTCAGCTCCAGGATCTCGCCGAATTCCTGAATGTTGACCGTATGACTTGGGTGTGTGGGTGACAGCTTGTGTTGCAGGGTCGTGGGATTTCTGCCGGTGGTGACGGCAATTGCAGCAGCGCCGCCAGGGTAGTCCCTTGCAGCATGGTAAAGGGCCAGGTCGAGCGGCAGGATCTCCCGCTGCGCCCGTTCAACACAACTCAGAGCAATTCGGCTCATGGCATTAATCCTTGAAAGTTGCCAGTGCCGCGCAGCATGTAGTGGTGATACATTTGCCGCGTGGCTTGAAAGGGTCCACACGCCGGTCTTACCGGCACCGTGCCGAGGCAAACGATCCGTCGTTCACCTCTGGCGCAACAGCTGCCCGCTCTGTGGTGGAAGAGGCAGCACCTCAAGGCATCCGTGCCTTGAAAACGCGATGAAGACCGACGGATTGCATGTGGTGTGCCCGTCAACCTTGATCGCGGCCCGGCTCCGCTGTGGTGGCGCGTGCTGGGGGAAACTGGGCGACCCTTGGGTCGCCTTTTTTCTTGCTAAGCAGCGTCGCTTCTTACACCCCTCTCCGTGATATCGAAATGCTCCAGCACTTCTGCGAGGGAAACCGCCCCATCACTTTCACGAGTTAATGATTTGATCAAGGAAACACTGGGGTTCTTGCTCGCATATTTGACGTGTATCCGTAGGTAGCTGACGGCGATCCGGCACCGAGCTGAGTAGGCAGCTATGCCCTCAGGGTCTAGACCATTGATGTAATCGAGTAAATTCATTCGGTGTACCTCCAGCAGCAAATTTAACCGGATGGGTTATTTTTATCAATACCAAAATGGACATTCACCTAAAAGGTTAATCCAGCCAAACTGGGCGTATGAAAATATCAGACACACGCCTAAGAAATTTCCGCAGAATCTTGAGTGAAAAGAAATTGCGGCTAACTGACATGGCCGAGCTTCTAGACAAAGCACCTGCGCAGGTGAGCGCTTTCGGCGGAAAAAACCCCACGAAAGGGATCGGTGATCAGATTGCAAGAGAAATTGAGGCAGCTTTAGGCCTGCACAACGGCTATCTGGACATGCCGTATGGTGTCGGGGAATTCAGCAATGCCGCGGTGCTGGGCCTCACCGGCAGGAAGCTGCCAGTCATAGGATCAATTGCTGCTGGCTCCTGGTGCGACTCTGATGGGCTCTTTGATCCACAAGACGCAGAAGAGTGGGTAGATGCGCCCGGCCCAGTTGGACCCAGAGCTTTTATTCTTAGAGTTGAGGGGGTCAGTATGGAACCGAAATTCTCGGAGGGAGACAAAATTGTCATTGACCCTTCACTAGAGGCCTTACCAGGCCATTTCGTCGCAGCAAAAAGGGCTAGGGATGACGCTGCAACCCTCAAGCAACTCAAACAGGAAGGTACCGAGCAGTACCTTTACGCGCTTAACCCGGACTGGCCAGAACGTATTATTAAAATGAATGAAGAGTGGAGTATATGTGGCAGAGCAAGATGGAAAATATCAGACTTATAACACCTTCCCTAGAGTTTTTAGGGAAGGTGTTAAAACCTTGAACAAGCCTCAAAGATCATTCCGTCTCTATAAGATAACGTAATATTGGAAGCACTGCGTCCCTGACATTGAACGCCTCATACTTATTAAGCATTTGAAACGTATTATGGGCAGCACTATTCAGTGTCGGCTTGAATGCTGAAAACTTTGTAAGACTATGTTTAATTTTATTTTTTATAGAGCCATCCCATACACTTTCGCTACCCTGCAGAAACAAGATAATCTCATCTACGGTAGGCTCAACATTCCGCTCTTCTTTGGGAGTAAGAAGTTTTCTAGAGGACTTACCTCTCTCAGCATTTCGCGATACAACAACAGCTTCTCGCAACTCACCATAAATATCTCTTCTTTTGAGAAAGCAGATTGCACTAGCCTCAAAAAGCATACGAATAAGAACAAGCCCAGCATAGGTTAAATCCCCTAAATTGAGCCGCTGAGCTTCATGCACTAACGCCAAGTGTTTATCGTAACAATAACGCTGATCGATATCTTGCGGAAGCACAGTAATAAATTGATTATGATCAATTTTCTGAATGGGTTTTTTTATTGGCGTTTTGGGCTTGGGGTTACTTGCCGGATTAGGTTGTGGGTTCGATGCAGGTTTTCCGGCTGGGTTAGGTGATGGAATAGGGTTAGGATTTCCGCCGGGCGCAGGAGAAAGAGGTTCCAAATCTCTCCTTTTCTGCTTGGCATCCCCTGAATTTTTACGCCAGTTGAGCGCAAATTTTGTCATATCATCCAATGCAGCATGATAAGCCACATTATTTAAATCCACATCAGACTTTGTTGTATTCCAAGGAAGTCTCGAAGGATCTTTACAAGTAAAATACACATGACCGACGAAACCGTAAAACTCACTATGAAACTTTGTCAACCACCCGCTCTTTCTTGTCCGATCAGATATAAGCACAGCTCGCTCATTACAAAACACATTCCAACCATAGTCAGCGGTTAGGACTGTATTTTTTGATTTATTGTAATCCGGCTCTGCTGAAAACCGATGATGCAAATGCTGGCCCGACTCAATGAATACTGATATATCTCCCGAAACCTTGAAAAACTTAGAATCAATGCCATAAGGGCTATCAGGGCGAATGCGTACTATATGGCTATCTACGTCATCATTATTTATATTGATCAAGAGCCCCTTATCAATAAAGCGCCCATAGCGCCGTCCGGCCTCAAGCATTATGTCCCTAACCCAATCGCGTCCAGCAAACAATTGAGATGTTTCATTAGTGAACGCAGAAATAGATATCTTAGTGCCTACTATACCCCTAGAGGGGTGCCTTTCGGCTTTTATATCCCAGTCTTCGGTTGCTAAGTATTCTTCAGTATTAAACTCAAGAACCGAGCATTCCAAACCAGTATCAGTATCTAAATTTGTTTGCCTACCTATTCTAAATATAGCTCTATTCAAGCCTACACCAAAAACCCCTATCCCTAAGTTATGAGCGGAGCGCTCACCGAATCTCAAAACAGACTTCTCCAAGTGAGGAATTGCAATCCCACCGCAATTATCCTCGATAGAAAAGACATCACCACTCATAAATATAGTTATCTTATAACCGCTATAGCTTTCCGGCAAAATAGACTCGCCAAGCTCAGGGTTAATTTTAAACATCGTATTGCGAGCAGCATCAATCGAATTGTCAATCAAATCAAATATGCATGCTTCGACACTTATATCTCGTGTCAGGCTGTCAACCACTACGGCTTTGCTAGGCCTAGTGTCAACGTTTATTTCCTGAGCTTTCTTCATCCGTACTGCTCTCCATGCATTTCAAGCAACCGATATTTTTTCAGAAACCTTCAAGCTCTTATAAACTTCAGATAGAACGCCATAAGACACGAGGGGCGAAACACTATTTCCAATCATTCTAAAACTATGCCATTTTGTAGGATGGAAAACATACCAGTCAGGAAATCCTTGTAGTCTAGCCGCTTCGCGCACATTAATTACACGACCCAATATCGGATGAAGTGGCCTGACGGCTTGAAAAGATCCCTTATCAGAACCGGTACCTGCGCGTAAGGTAGGGCTCAGGCCTTCCCACCGCAGCTTATGTGACTTACTAACTAAGTCTGTTTTTCCTGGCACCACAGCCAGATACCTAGCTACAACTAAGGCCGTGTGTTTAGTTTCAGCGAGGCCGGAGACAAGCCCGAGTTTCAGTTTGCTTACAGCTTCAGGCCAACCGATGCCAGGCGGAGGTGGTTGACGCATAGCGAGGGCATAATCAGAAATACCTGCTCTCTTAGCCCTTGGATATTTGCTCCACGAAAAATCAACACTACTGGTACCTTTTACTTGTGGGGGTAAATCAGAAATAGCATCACGAACAGTAGTTAATCGCTCTACCTTCTGACCTGTAAATTGCTCGATAGAAAGCTGAGACATCTCCATCGGGTTATATCCAATCACCAGCACTCGATAACGATTTGTAGCTGCTCCGTAATCTGCAGCATTAATCACAAATGGCCCTAAAATCTTAAATCGACCAGAGACTTGCTCAATTCCTTGCATCAAAGTATCGACGTTATCCTCATCCAATATGCCTTGGACGTTTTCCATAATGAAAAACTTGGGATCCAGTTCTCTAACGTGTCGATAGAAATGATGAACTAGGTTATTACGAGGATCACCTTTCAGTCTTTTGCCAATTCTGCTGAAGCCTTGGCATGGAGGTCCACCAATTACTCCATCCGGCCTGGTCGTGCCAATAAGCTGGCGCCAGTCGTCTTGAGTAATCTCGGCGACGTTCCCCTCAATAGCTTTAGTGTTTGGGTAGTTTTTTCGGTAGCCAGACTGAATCGTTGAGTCGATGTCCACAGCTGCCAACGTGTGAAACCCTGCAAGCTCAGCACCCAAAGAAAAACCACCGCATCCGCAAAAAAGGTCAACAATCGTGGGCGGTTCTACTGAAGAATCCATTCAAACTCTCTGATATCTTAAAATTTCGTGATCATATCAAGCTGTAGCCATGTGTTCATAAAAAATTACTGACAGGGCAAAAAATACGTGCCCTCCACCAGGGTCAGCCGCCCCCCTTCTCGGCAATCCGTAAATATCACAAGCAAGAAGAAAACCTTTATGGTGTATTTTTGTTGCAAAAAATAACCCTTAAGGTTATTTTTTCCTCACTCTTCCACCACAGAGCGAGGCAACATCATGCATACCAAAGCAACCCTGCACCTCCACCCAAAGGTCACTGACCCGCTGCGCGTCTTCGAGGTTCGTCAACTAGCCATTGTGGCCGGCTGCACCTTCATCACCAGCAAACCAAAGAAGCCAGCCCGTGCCACCCCTTCACCGTTCGATCCGAACGACGGGGGGCGTGCAGCATGAGCAAGTACAAGCTCGACGCTAAAACACTGACCTTGCTCAAAGCGCAGGCCAAGCTGACAGAAACTTTCAACCATACCATTCGCTCCGCAAAGAGCGGTGCACTGCCCTTTCGCCTCAAGGTCGAACACGCCTCGATGGAAACGCAGTTCAGGGTCGAGGTAGGCAGCCAATGCCACTCCCTGACATTGCCAAACACCACGACGATGCACCTCCAGTTGGCAGATTTCATCGAAGAGATAGCCAACGGCCTGCTCGACTTGGCCACCTCCACAGGAAAGCGTCGCGATGGAAAATACGACGTCCTTGACGAGCAACTGAGTCTGCAGGTTTTTGATCTGGTACGCCGGGGCGGCATGCTCAGCCTGGACGTTGGCCTTGAACAGCCGATTCATGTCTCGATTCATCGCAACAGAACCCGAACAGCAGCAACAACCCTTATGACTATCGGAGTCAGGCAGCCTCGGACCAAGTGCTTCACGCTGTCCGGTCCAGATGCCGAAATCCATGAAAAGGTTGTCGAATCCATCAATCACCTGGCCAACATTGCGACTCCCGCAATGCAAGCGGCTTAGGAGGAAGCATGGAACGCACCTTGGCTCAGACCGCAAAACAACTTGGCATCAGCAGACCCAAGCTCATCTCTCTGATGAGGGAAAAGGCACTACTCAATGAACGAAACCTTCCCGCCTACCCCACGCGGGATCGTGAGTACATGCGTGTCAAGGACAGTAGCTGGTTCCATCACCAGTTGGGCATGCAGTACAGCCAGTCGACCAGGGTAAAGCAGCCCGGCATAGGCTGGCTCGCAGAACAACTGGGGCTGGCCGTGCCTGAAATACCAGCTGACAACCGTGACGTGGCCTAGGGAATACGCTCGCCAGATCATAGCGCTGCATACGCGGGAAGAGCGCAATGCAGCGCTTTTGGAGGTTCCTGAGCACCTGCGCGAGCTGACCAAACGACACTGCCTGAACAGCTGGAACCACCCCAAGCGGAGAAAACCGAATGAACCAAGAAGCGATTGACCGACTACTGATCGACTTACTGCGTATTCCGCCAGAACAGCGCACTCAGAACGACGTTGCTGCTGTCATTGCTGGTATTAACGCAGCCGCACTAATTGACGCTGTTTCGGCAACGCCATTGCAGCAGGAGCAAATCAAGTTGCTGGCCATCACTGAGTTTTTGGCATGCGAACTTCAAATGGTCGATGCCCACGTCACGCTCGACCTTAGCATCACTCAACCCCAATGGATCCCTCTCACCCTCACGATGCGTCGACCTTGCGCAGGTTACGTATTTGGGCGCGGACGTACAGCACAAGAAGCGCTCATGGACATGTACGACTACATTCCCCCACCCAAAGAAGCTGCGGCATGAAGGACCACAGCCAGAATCCGCTACGTCTGATGCCAGCACCGGAAGCGGCCACCGTTGAACTGCTGTATCGGACCTTCGGAGATGTACTCATCCCCCTAGACAAGCTGCGCGAGCAGTACTTCCGAAACCTCAATGAACGGTCGTTTGTTGCAGAGATTGAGAACGGGCGAATCCCGCTCCCGATCACCACCTTGGACACGAGCCGCAAAGCACCGAAGTTCGCGCACATTCGGCATGTCGCAGCTTTGATCGACATCCGCGCATACAAGGCCGATGAAGAGATGGGCAACTCTCAAACTGAATCAGACTCACCGACATAACCAAAACGGCTGCCACCACCAGCCGAGCAACCTCACCAGGAGCACACCACATGACTACGACTCAAATCTGCGTGTTGATCGGACTCATCATTTCAGCCGGCCTGCTTTTGTGGTTTGGCTACATGATAGGCCGTAGCGACGGCATCAAAGTTGGTATCAAGAACGGCGAACAAGTACCGTGCGAACAAGACGCTCTGGCGATCCATGAGCTTGAAGCATCATTGAGGCTGATCCGCACAGACAATGAGCAATTGGCGCGACACTGCGAAAGACTCCAGCGAGGTATGGCGTTTGGTGCGCAAGAACGAGACGCGCTGAACGATATCGCCGAGAAACTGAGAATCGCTGCAGAGACTTTCAGCGCGTTTCGTACCGGCAAAAAACTGGAACGCGATTGTCTGGCGCTACGGCAGCAGGCGTTGCAAATGGCTGAAGCGCTCGGCGTATCAGACCAGCAGGTGAACGCAGCATGAACCGATCTATCCCCCTGCTGCGGCTCAGCCCGCAAGCTGCTGGCGACCTGCACCAGCAGCACACCAAAGCCATTGCCGAACTCCGTGCTACGACCCGCTTCAACAAAGAGCTGAACAATCGACTGAGGTCGATGATTGGCCCTGACGCTTTGCGTACCTTGCGAAAGGACGTCGAGAACGCACTGCTACTGGCCGATCTAGTCGAGGAGAATGACCAGGCGCAGGTGCTTTACGTCGTCGGCACAAAACCAGAAGCGTCCGATGAATCAACTTGCAACCAAGCATCGGAGGAAAGCGGCAGTGATCGCTCACAGACTAACCACCAGCCGCAAGCCGCTTTGCTCCGCAACAGCAGTTGGAGCACCGCACAAAAAACAAACAGTCTCTGCTGCACAGCAGCAGGCATTACTGCTCTTCCTAGCAGCACCACCGAAGCGCCTGTACCCCAAGAAAAGCTGCGCGAGGCAGCCACTCATGATGCAACGCTAATCGCTCAAAATCGCCCGCCCGCGCAGCCTGTGGTGGGGGGGAAGGCCCTTTCGCAGATATGTGAAAGACCGTTCCAACCTGAGCGCCCCGTGAAAGAGCTGTACCGTTCCCCCAGCGATCATGAACCCAGCCTTTCGCATGTTGGACTAGGATGTACGAAGTGTGGCCTGCAGGCCAGCGTGACGGTCGCGAATGAGGTGACAGCATGACCTCACTCACTCGCCCGCCATTTGATTTCAAAACTCAATACAGCCTGGGGTTTAACGCGCAAGACGACGAGATTGTTGTCGACTATTTCTGTGGTGGCGGTGGCGCTGGTACCGGGCTGGAAATGGGCCTCAGCCGGAAAGTCAGCGTGGCCAAGAACCACAGCGCTGCAGCCATCAGCATGCACACAGTTAACCACCCGGGCGCGAAGCACTTCACCACCGACGTGTTCGACGGCGATCCAGATACGGAATGCGGCGGCAAGGCCGTGGGCTGGTTCCACATGAGCCCCGACTGCACCCATCACAGCCAGGCAGCTGGTGGCCAGCCGCGTAAACGTGAGATCCGCAACCTGTCCTGGATCGGCTTGAAGTGGGCAGGCAAGAAGAAGCCCCGCGTCATCAGCCTGGAGAACGTAAAGCAGATCCTGCAATGGGGGCCGCTAGTGGCCAAACGAGACCCGGCTACAGGCAGGGCAATCAAGCTGGTCACAGTTCTGGGCACCAATGGCAAATCGAAGGTGCAGCACACTGTTGCCACACCTAGTGAAGTCGTTCCGGTCGATCAGCAATTTCTGGTGCCAGACCCAACGCGGCGTGGCCAGACATGGGCCGTTTTCGTCGCCGAGCTGGAACGACTGGGCTATACCGTCGAGTGGCGTGTGATACGGGCCTGCGACTTCGGCGCACCCACCAGCCGGGAACGACTGTTCATGATCGCCCGCTGCGATGGCGAGCCTATCGTATGGCCAGAGCCAACCCACGCTAAACGCCCTGCAAAAGGCCAAAAGCCTTGGAAGACCGCCGCTGAATGCATCGACTTTACAGACCTGGGGAAAAGCATATTCGGACGCAAGAAAGACCTGGCTCCAGCCACCCTGCGCCGAGTCGCGAAAGGTATGAAAAAGTTCGTCATCGATAGCCCGGCCCCGTTTATCGTCCCGATTGCAAACTGGTCAGGCGAGACGGTGCAATCGATCAACGAGCCGCTACGAACGGTCACGTCATATCCAAAGGGCGGCGCGTTCTCTGTGGTCAGCCCGGTTATCGCACCGGCAACACACCAAGGCAGCGACCGCATCAACGATCCACTGGAGCCATTGCCGACAATCACCTGCGCCAACCGTGGCGAACTGACGCTGATCAGCCCCACCCTTATCCAGTCAGGTTATGGCGAGCGCAATGGGCAGCTACCTCGCGTGCCAGGGATAGACCAGCCGCTGGGCACAGTTGTAGCTGGAGGTGTGAAGCATGCGGTCGTCTCCGCATTCATGGCTCAGATGAACGGCGGCTTCAACACCACGCACGGCAAAGGTGCAGACGAGCCGATAACGACAGTCACCAACACTGGAAGCCAGCAGCAACTGGTGACAGCCACGCTGATCACCAACACCACTGGACAAGGCCCGACAGATCTGGACGATCCAGTCCCCACTGTGACGACTGGGCAGCACCATGCCCTTGTAGCAGCAAGCCTGGTGCACCTGCGGGGCAACTGTGATGCGCGGGATTTGAGAGATCCGCTGCACACCATCAGCGCCGGTGGGCAGCATCACGGACTGGTCACTGCATTCATGGAGCGCCAGTTTGGAGCGAGTGTCGGTCAGGCATTGGACGAACCAGCTCCGACGGTAACGGCAGGTGGCGGCGGCAAAAGCTCTGTTGTTTCATTGAAGCTGTCACCGGAACACGAGGAAGGCGCTCTACGTGTCGCTGCTTTCCTGATCAGCTATTACGGGACAGAGAACGTCAGCGGCGCAGGAGAGCCAGCACCAACGATCACGACCAAGGATCGCCTGGCGCTGGTCACCGTGATGGTCAAGGGCACGCCATACGTGATCGTCGACATCTGCCTGCGAATGCTCAAACCGCCAGAGCTATATAAGGCTCAGGGCTTCCCCGCCGGCTACATCATTACCCACGGTGCAGACGGCAAACCGTTCACAAAGACCAAGCAGGTACACATGTGCGGAAACAGCGTAAGCCCTCCGCCGATGGCCGCACTTGCCAAAGCAAACGACCCATGGCGGCAGATCGAACTCTGCAGGGAGGCAGCATGAGCCGCACCGGAGCGCGTGACAGAGCGCGCAGGCAGCTTACCGAAACCCTGACGCTCTTTAGTGAAGCCGTAGCCATTCTTGGCAAGTCGCGCTCGCTGATCGAGCACATCGGTACTCTGGACGCAGCTCAGTATCTTGCAGATCTGGATGCATTTTGTTCTCGCTCGTTTCCAGCCCAGGTCGACCAGCACCCTGATAATCAAGCTGTTGATACGTTCGCTGCCGCAATGAAAACCAAGCTTGCCGACGCTCGCGCTAAGGGCCGTCACGGCTGGAGTGAGCCATGGGTTCACGACAAGGAACTGGCTGAACTGATGATCAGCCACATCCCAAAAGGCAATGCTGGCAACTTTGAGGACATAGCGAACTTCGCCATGATGCTGCATCAACGGGGCGCTGATCCTATGGAGCTGACGTTGGCTTTCAACAAGGGCAAGCTCGGCCGGGATCTGATGGCCCGCGTCGAGCAAGCGCTTGAGAACATGACCAGGCAACTCTCCATCCATTCGGTCGACCAGCAGAGCAAGCCAGTCGCTTGGGATGCGCTCTCCAGCAACGGAAGCTGGTGCAAGACCGTGAGAGGTCGTGAAACCGCTAAGGCTGCTGAGCAGCGCGGCTTCAAGATAGAGCCACTCTACCGCCACGCCCAAACCGACAGTGGGAAGATCGGCGAGCAAGCGGAGACGCACCAATGAGCACACAAAACATAGTGAGCGTAAGCGGCGGCAAAGACAGCACTGCTACCTTACTGGTCGCAATCGCCTTGGACACTCCCAACTTGCAGGCCGTCTTCGCAGACACCGGCAATGAGCACGAGCAGACTTATGAGTACCTCGATTACCTAGCCTTGGCCACGGGTGTAACTATCACCCGCGTAAAGGCTGACTTTACCCAGCGCATCGAAGGCAAGCGCCGGTTCATTAAAACCAAATGGCGCGAGCAAGGCATTGATGAACCGGTGGTGCAGGCGGCAATGGATGTACTGAAGCCCACTGGCAATCCGTTCCTTGACCTATGCATCTGGAAAGGTCGCTTTCCAAGTCGCAAGGCTCAGTTCTGCACGATGGAGTTGAAACGCGACCCGATGCTTGAGCAAGTAATCCTTCCACTCATGGACAAAAGTGACATGATTATGAGCTGGCAAGGGGTACGCGCCGACGAATCGATCAATCGGCGGTATTTGCCCGAGTGCGATGAAGTCGGTGGGGGCCTGTTCAACTACCGGCCGATCCTCAAGTGGGATATTCCTGCAGTGTTTGAAGCGCACCGCTACATGGGCATCAAGCCGAACCCACTCTACTCACAGGGTATGGGTAGAGTTGGATGCATGCCCTGTATCAATTGCCGTAAAGACGAACTCCGAGAGATCGCCCTACGTTTTCCCGAAGTGATTGACCGCATTGATCGTTGGGAAAGGACTACTCAACAGGCCAGCAAGCGAGGCGCCGCCACATTCTTCGCAGGCTCAAACGCAAAACATCCCAAAGGCTCCATTGCGAACATGAGTGCAGTTGAAGTTATGGAGGTGGCAAGCATCCGTCAAGCAGTCGAATGGTCCAAGACGGCGCGAGGCGGTATCCAATATGATCTGATGATTGCGACCGATGCTACAGCCTGCTCAAGCGCCTATGGACTGTGTGAATCAAGCTGGGAACCTATGATAGAAATGGAGGTTGCATGAACACTCTCTTCCTATTGATGGCTCAGTATGATGGGCAGGCCGTTATTCCTCTGGACCGGGTATGCGCTGACTATATGCATTTGACTGTCGAAAAATTCAAACGTAAAAGGCTGGATGGAGAAATCGATATTCCTGTAGTGCGTTTGGGCGCTGATAGTCAGAAAGCAGCATTAGGTATCCACTTGAGGGATTTAGCCGACTACATTGATCGACAGCGGGAAAAGGCTGCTAAGGAGCAAAACCAGTTGATGGGAAGAGCCGCCTAGCTCGGATAAAAGGCCCGTTGAAACCTACAGCGGGCCTTAAACTATTTCGGTCAGAATGTTTCCAGACTACCAAGATTGTCGCGCTTCGTACTATTGGAGTCCGTAGTCAGATACACCTTATCTATAACATGGATCCGAGAGCCATCCTTCCATTTTATGCTTACCCCGGGGACGATGGTTTGGAAAGTCGCCTTGTTACTGGAAATCAAATCAGCAACAAATTCTCGCGCACACACCATCCCTTCCCCAACACTAGTACCTAAATCCTTGTGAACTCTCACCCACTGAATGTGGCTACCTTGGCTGTCATAACTGACAGCAGAAATACAATAGTCGGTCATACAAACCTCCAAATAGGCTGAGAAAATTCACAGCCGAAGGATGAGATGGGGGCCATCATTTTGAAATCAACCCCAAGCAGACGATTTTGGATCCGAATTTTGATATCTCTTGAAATGACCATCTCTTCTCACGGGATGCATCAGATCCTGCAGACTCAAGCGGCCTTAAGTGAGCAAGGCCGTCAAGAGGACATAATTAGAAGGAAGCGGCCACGAACACGCGCGATTAGCCATGGACGATGCGACAAATTTGCTACATTCGGACCTTCAAGCCCAAGATAATCCCGTGAAAGCAGGACATTCAAGCTTAATATGTTCAATCCATCATCGGTGCAACGGAGAAGCGCCGGGACAGCACAGCCCTTGATTCACCAATGTTTACTGGGCTTTCTGTTTTCTCGATGCTCATCAATATTGATCTTTCATACGGCGATTTTTGGCCATTTTTACCTGTCTTTTCAGAGCAGTGGGTACCACGTACCAACCCACATCAGAAATGTACCAACTCAAAAATGGGCACGATCGACATACGCGAGCACGAGGGCAGCTATCGCCTGTCGTGCGCAGGCAAGTATCAATCGCGACGGTCGGCGAGTTTATCAGGAAACCCGAACCTTCGACCGCAATCGGGTAGTTCAAGCATGGATGAACGACGCGATGCCTGAGTTGGCCATGGCTGGTGCGATAAACGCATGGATCGCAAGCAGGTCAGCATCAATCAGATAATTGATCGATACCTTGACGAGTAAGAGAAGGTTCGGCCTATGGGCACTGATTTGTCGCATCTGGGAGCAGTATTGTCCGTAGCAAAGCCAGCATGGGGATATGACGTTGCTCCTCATGCAATACCTGATGCCCGAATCGTTCTGCGTAAGCTGGGAATGGTCAGCAAACGCAGAGAGCATACTCGGAAACCTACGAAAGACGAGCTCTGTCGAATCGACTATCCCGATGTATAGAAACTTTGAAAGTCCTATACATAAACCCCTGGTTCTCTAGGCGTGAACGAAACAGTTCCTCGGCGGGTCATTATTCGGCAGCAGGGCGGCGTGTACGTATGGACGAAAATCACCAGAAGCCAGCCTCAAGCCTAGCAAAAACTGACAACTCTGGAACGCCTGTGCTGCCGGTGAAGCCTTGCTGTGACTAAGTTGATGGATTTCTTCAAAGGCGAATGAATGATTCAGCCGCCTTCAAACAG